AAGGGTGATTCAGCTCATTTAAAGCTGCACCTTTTTTTATAACGGCTTGGTATTTTTCATTCTCTCTTTTGAGAATGGCTTCGGGATAGATTCTCCCGTTTTTATTTGGAGTGTTGTATTTCTGTAAAACAGCATAAAGGATAAGGTCTTTTGAAAAGTCCATATCCTTCATTTCCTGTATTATTTGCTTATTTTCATCGGGGGAAACATGACCTGCGTCATATTCAACTAATATACCCCTACCGGTTTCTTTTGGTCCTAATACCTTCATTTATAGAATTTATCTCTATAAATACTTCAATAGTGGACTATTTTTTTGTTTTGTAAAAATTAAATAACATTTTATCAGATAAACCATCTTCAATAATGATTTCCATAATATTTTTCATCAAATTTTTAATTTCCTTCGTTTTGATATCGAATTTATCGTTAACATAAAGCGTTATCTCCAAATTCATAAATGACCTCTTTTCTAATTTAATACCTTTCGTTCTGATATCTAAATCAACAATATTTTCTTGTTTGAAATATGGATTTTTTAAATTATGAATCGATGATTTAATTTTTCTTTTTGACTTGGAAATTATTGCATCGAAATCTTCAGTTTCATTTTCTGGTTGTAACCAAGAATTTAGTTTAAGATAAATGGTTTTAAGATTTTTGAAATCTACGGTACCATAACCGATTTTTACATCGTTGTAAGTACCGATGGGTATAAATTTACCTGTTTTCATTAATTTTTTTCATTATAATCACGTTTTATGGTGTAACGTAAAATATAAGAAATTTTATTTGTAATTCCAAAAAATAATTATATATTTGTGAATATATTTATTAGTATGATTATTATTGATGTTACAAAAGAAAAAAGTATTGAAACTGCATTGAGAACTTATAAAAATAAAGTTCAAAAAACTAAGCAAGTTCAACAATTGAGGGACCGACAAGTATTTGTAAAACCTTCAGTTAAAAAAAGAACGGAAAGGTTAAAAGCGGTCTACGTACAACAAAAAAGAAATGGTCTCGATTAATCAAGACCATTTTTTAATTCATTCAATCTGTAGTAATTGTATCGTGATGGATGCATTTGAGAAACCTCATCTTTTACCGCCTTTAATTTGTTGGATAAATCCGCGTCATTTGATTCACTTATAAGTGTTGATACTTGATTAATAATCGATTCCGATAATTCATTACTTTTAATAATTAAATCTTCGTAAGGAATTGATAAAATATTTTTTAACTCTTCTTTTTGTGATTCAGATAATGTGTTAGAATATAGTACGTTAAAGTTGTTTGCTAATACCGCATTTAATAAAGTTTCATTAGGAACTAACGTTGAGTCTTTTGATTCCTTAATTTCTTTTTTGGTTGTTAAATGTTCAACTAATTTCTTTTTAGCTTTAACTTTCTTTTCAATATTTGATAATAAGTTTTTTTCAGATAAAACATCTAAAGATTCGTATAATTCATTAGGTTGAGTTTTGATATCACTTAATTTACTTTTTAAAGATTCACAAAACATATTTAATTCATTCCAATTTCCTATTGGTTCACCAAAATATGTACTTAAACCTTCAACATATAATTTTGCTATTTCTTTATCTTCAATATATTTGTTTTCAATTTCTTCATAAAACAAATACATTTCTTTAAAACTTTTGTTTTCTTTAATTGTTGTTAAAATATTTTTAATCTCAGCCTTGTTTTCATTGGCATAAGATTCAGTTAATTTAGTTAATAATTTGTTTTTTATTGTACCGAATTTGTTCATTTTTAATCGTTTAATAGATTGTTTAATTTATGTTCTATTTCATAAATATTCTGTTGAGCCTTTTCCATATCAAATAAATCTTTGAAATTTTCTTTTTCGTCACCCAACATTCCTAATATTTTAGATTTTTTAGTTTTTAAACCTTCGCTTAATGGTGCAGCTTCTTCGCCACCTGCAGTTGGTTCAGCTCCGCCCGATGGAGGTTCTGCTCCACCTGATGCTCCCCCTTCTGCTGGTGCAGCTGTACTTGCTTTAGCTTCCAATTTTTCTCTTTCTTCTTCAGGAATACCATATTTAGCATCAACATCATCGAATATACCTGAACGTCTAATGATTGTATTCGTAGCTGTTAATTCAGCACCTATAGCTCTTTCAAGACGTTGTTGTTGTAAATCAAGTATAACCTCACTATCACTGAAACCAAGGATATTTTTCTTAGCCCAAGTATGTGAAACTGGTAAAATACCAAGTTGAGACTGATCAGAAGTTGCGTCTTTATAAAGAGTTATTTTTTCTTTCCATTGTTCAATTCTTAATAAATCAGATTGTGCTGATGGGTTAGTTAAAGATAAGGTGAAATTATTCAATTCATCTTCTAATCCTAATAAGAATAAATGCATTAATGCAACTTTATTAAGTTCTTGAATTAATGATTTTTGTATTTTATTAATTGTTCTTGCAAAACGTATATCCATTAACGCAAGATTTTTACCATCACCAACCACTTCTTCAAAACCTAAAAATGCTTTTGGAATTCTAAGTGTTGCCAATAACTTTTTTTGGATGTATTCAATATCCGCAATTTCACCTAAATTCTGTGCTCCAGGTAATGTGTCAATTGGACTTGGTGCTGCCGGGTCACGAACAGGAATGAAATAATCTTGGTCTACAGACATTTGATTATATCTCATATCAACATTACCATTTGTTGGATCTGATACAGCTTGTCTTTTAAATTTATTGGCCACACGTTGTACATATGGTTCAATATCTTTATCATCCATATTACCCACAAATATTTTAAAAATACGTCTTTCAGGAGCTCTTGATGTTCTATAGATTAACATAGCATCCTCAGCAAGTAATAATTGTTTCCATATTCTTCTTACCTTGTCAAGCATTGATGTACCATAAGGTAATTTTCTATCGTCACCTAATAATCTGAAGTGAGCAACTTCCCAAGATTGGAATTCTAAATCTTTATTTTTCCAAGTAAATCTTAATTCTCTTGTAGGTACCTTTATATCTCTTTGATTTGGAGTTTTAGATGCTGCGCCTTCAATTCTTTCTATTTCAATATTCGGTAGTTGTTGACAACCAATGATACCTTTTTCAGGGTCAATTTTTAAATAAACAAAATCATCACCATACTTACACATACCTCTTGCCCACATTTGTAAATTGGTATTTACATCCAATACATTATTGAATAAATCATTAAGGATATCTTTTACTCTATCTGATTCTGAAAATATTGTAAGGATTTCACCTTTTTCTGACATTGTTGTAGATTCCTCACCATATATGTCTAATGCTGCAGAAATCTCTGGTGTAAATTCCATAGATTCATAATCATAATATGCTGATAATCTATTTGGTTCATAATAAACCGATTGATTGTATAAAGATTGGTCAAGTTTTGTCCATTTATCTGCAATGTATTGGCTTTGTTGCGCTTGCAACATTGCTTTTTCATATTCTTCTCTACTATCCGTTTTTAATAACTCATCTTTACTAAAATTAATAGTTTGTTGTGGTTGAGGTCTTTTTTGACCTGGAAAACCAAACATTCTGGTTAACTTCTGAAATACAGTTATATCTTGATTCTGATTAGCCATGTATATAAATACTTTTGATTATAATATAAACAATTTAATTATCTTTTTAAACCTTTATTAGGGTTACCAAACAACCAAGAATGTTCTTTATAAGCTTGTTCACCCATTTTCAATGGATTATCTCTATGATAGAAACTTGGGTCCATTGTCATTGAACCAACCATATCCAAACTAGTGCCATAAGAATAAAATGTTTTTTCTGTTTCATATGTTCTTTCCGTCATTACCCAAGAATTCATCATCGCTTTACTTGCGGCTTCGTTTCTTTCCAATTGATTGAAACAAATGTCTGCAGCATATAAAGCCATAGATAAACTCATAATTGCATCATCGTGAGCACCTTTCATATGATCAGGACGACCATTGATGTAAACAAACGTATTCAATTCATTCAATAATCTATTTGAACGCACTATAAATTCTTTTCTTAATTGTTCTTCGAAAGCAGCTACGATTTGTGTTCGTTTATTGTTAAAATTGATACCCGGAATTTTTTCCATTGCTTTGGCATTATATTCCCATTTGTTTTGAACATTAATACCATCTATGTATAAGTTTTTATAATTCATTTCTTGCAACTTTCTTGATGTTGCAACACCCATACCTCCTGTTATATCTATCACAATAAATGCGTTGTAAAGAATACCCCACTTATACGCGATTGCAGCTAAATCATCTGGTGGTATTTTACCAATATACTCAACCACTTGTTCTCTATCATCGAAATCAACAATATTAATTGATGAGAAATCTTCACTATCACCTCTACTCACATCTACACCCATAATGTATCGATGTCCTTGTACTGGTTCTTTCCATTGCCACATTGTACCTTGCATATATTTTTCAATGGGTACACGTATCATATTTTTTGCAATGTTCTCTTGAACATCACCAGGAATTACACCGTCTCCTGAACCCAAAAAGTCACATTCCAACTCTTGAGCAATCTTACGTCTATCATATTTGAATTTCTTAGACATTGATTCAAACCACGATGAAAATGGTTTATAACCATCCTCCAATAATTTGTTATATTCTTTGATGTCAAAATCATGTAACACAACTTCATCATCGTTATATTGCTCTCTATTCAACATATAATGACAAATGTCTTGACATTTTACCCAACGTAAATCTTTTGTATAACGAGGATCTTTAAACCATCTTAAATCTGTAATATGAAAATCATTCAACCCTCTGATTGCTTGATCATATACCGCATAATAAATCGGATCATAGCCATTAGGTGTTGATATTAATATAATTTTACCTCCCGTTGATAATGACGCCATAGATGCTGACCAGAAATCTTCTCCAGCTTCGATGTGTGCAGCCTCGTCAAATACAAGTATTGTTGGTGTATAACCACGTAATGCATCGGGTGATGTTGCGACGGCTTTAACCTCACAACCATTATTAAGTCTAAATCTACTTTCTGAGTTCTTATCTGCTGAAAATCCTACATTAATCCATTCAGGCCATTGATCTAAAAAGTTTCTAATCTTATTAGCCATTTCCACCGCAGTATCACGCTTATTCGCGATAAGCAATACTCTTTCAGGATTCTCAGGTTTAGCTAATTGTAATTTTTTAGATAACCAAGCTGCAGTTACAGTAGTAACCCCCGCTTGTCTGTATTTTCTTGTGATATTTTCGTTGTAATTTTCGTAATCTTGGATAAGTTGTACTTGGTCTTCAAACAAATCCATTGGAACATATTTCTTCTGTGTATTATCATATGTCTGAAGGTATGTTCTTAAAGCGTATGGCGTATCTTTCATAATACGAGCCAACTCTTTTAACTGTTCTATTTTACTATTCATATACCTATAAATACAAAAAAAGACGGTTAAAACCGTCTTTGTATTTATTCATCATCATCTAAACCATCTACATCTGTTTGGAATTTAGATATTATATCTTCATAATCTTCTTCTCGTAGTCTCTTATTTATAATATTCAGCATATCATTCAGTAATTTTTTTCCTTTATCTGATTCGGAAAGAATTTCCCTCATTACCATTAGAAACTCTTTTGCTGGTAACTTAAATAAATCAACTAATAGATAGTTCTGTAATTCTTTATTTTCTTCTTCCATTAAATCATCGGGAAACTGAGAACGAATTTTATCCCAAATAGGTGCACCAAGTCTCAAATCCCACATTTCTTTTTCCAATGTATCTTCGAACTTCATCACTTCTATAAACAATTCTTTATCATTTGGCTCTCCTTGGTGTGAAAATAATTCCATAATACCTTTAATCAATTCGTGAAGTAAAACAGGAAAAGTTATACCTCTCACTATAATTTTTGCAGTTGGTTCTTCTTCAGATTCTTCTTCATTTTCCGATGGTCTTTGTACTTCACATTTTCCGGCCACACTGTTACTTAAACCTCCAATCATATTATCGCTCATCTGCCAATAATTCAAATCATTGATGGACATCATAATACCGTAATATTTCATCAAATACTCAGAACCAAATATCTCCATCAACTCATCATATGCTAAATGGTACATATAATGACCTCTTTTAGATGCGCCTTGTATTATTGCATTTATCAATCTTCTTTTGGCTCTTTCTAAATTTAATTCTTCTTCATCAAACTCTCTCGGAATTTCAGGGGTATTGTCGTCTATATTAACTTCGACAGGATTATTGTCTAATTCACTAATATCTTCTTTATTGAAATCATTTGTATCAATTTGACCATACTGAATAATTTTGGCATCAATTTCGATAGCTCCTTCAGGAATACCCATTTCATTCAATACAATTTTGACTGCTAACTTTTCTAATTCAGGTATATGAAAACTTTCAATAGTAGCAACCCTTTGATATGCATCCATCATTTCGTTCAAACTAATTTGCATATTTCGATTCATACCTTTATACACATCAGTTATGTCCGTATATTTTCTTACGTTCTCAATTACTTGTTTGTATCTTTCGGATGCTAAAAGTTCTTGGTAATTTATGTACGGTTCAGTAAAATTCTTTGGAAAAGGAATTTTTGTAAGAGGAGTATTGTTGACAGCTAATTTAGCTATTATACCCTGATCGGGTCTATCTTCAGAATTAAAAAACATCGCCATTGTAATATATTTTTACAAATGTAACGATGTTTTTTGAAATATCCTAATTTTTTTAGGAAAATTATGCTTTTGGTTTGTGTTTTGGGCCAGTTCCGGGTTTATAAGGGGTACTTGGTTTTTTTGGAACCTCCCTTGTACCTGGTTTTACTTTGGGTTTAGATGGAGCTGTTTTAGTTCCTCCATCATTAAAAATATTTTTCATAAGTGTAATTTTTGTAAAAATACTGAAAAAATACAAATAATAAAATTATTTTTTAGATTCGTTTAATTTAGTTTTAATTAAATTCATAATTTCTCCTTTTGATGTGAAACTATGATATAATTTATTTTCAGCTAAAGTCATAACCCATTCTTTCATTTCAGTATCTTTCCCTGTCATACTCATTGACTTATTATTGATTCTTTTGTAATAATCGTGAGCACTTTTTACATATGGATTATTTGAATGCTTTTCAGCTAATTCGTTAATATCTTTAGATTCAAGATCTTTTTCAGATACTCCTGCTTCTTTTAATTCAAAATGTAAGTTACGTTTAGCATTCAAACCTGAATCAGATTCGTGTAAACCTTTTAAAGTTTTAGCTAATCTTGCTTCTTTACCAATTTTACCACCTTTTTTTGCTGCTGCATCTAATTTAGCTGCAGGAATTTTTTCGTCTTTAGGAACTCCTAAATCTTTATGTAATTTACCAGGGTGTTTTATGGCTTTTTGAATCCATTTTTTATCTTCTTCAGTTGCTTCCAATTTTTTACCAACTCCTTTTACTTTCTTTTCGAATGGTTCACCTGCAGTTTCTTTAACTTCCACTTTTTTACCACCAATCTCGATTGAAGGTTTACCTTCTTTTTTAGCATCTGCTATTTTTTTACCAAATGCATTGCCTTCTTTAGTTTCTTTTGGTTTTTTTTCTTTACCACACTTACAAGGACTCATTTTACAAACTTTACAAGCTTTTTTGTTACCTATAAATGCGTTTTCTTCAACCTCAACTTCACTATCAGGGTCTTGTACTGCTGCTTTAACATTCTCATCACCTAATTTATCTGGTGAAACTTTCAATACTTCATTGAACATTCTTTCTGACAAGTTAGCTAATTGTTTATCTGAGAAATTAACCAATGTTTTTTCTGAAAATCCTTCTTTGATTAATCTACTTACTATTTCATTTCTTTTCATATATCGTTTGTTTTTATCTCTTCAATTTGAAGAGCGAAACCTTTATTTTTTAATTTTTTATTTACACTATCGATTGATTCCCCAAACTTAAAAGTAAGTCTTTGTTCATCGATTGATATGTCAAATTTTTGCCAAGCTAAAGCTACAACACCATCTACAGCATCAATAACCCCAAAATAATCGGAATTTTGAACTAGTTCCATATCTAAATCTGTATTTTTTAATAAACCAACTAAATCTATGTATTCTATTTCAGGTGATTTTGGTCTTGATGATGCGGAAGCAGGAATTACAAACCATTCATCCATATCAATTTCGGTACTAGTACTGAATATAAATTCATACTGTTTTTGACCTTTATAGTCTGCACCGATTTCATTAACATAGATTAAACGCATTTTACTTAAAATATTTGTGTAACGCTTGATTGATACTATCGTTAATATCTTTTTTTATTTCATCTAAGTCGATAGTCATTTCTTCATCGTGTTCGTGTTTTTCCTCAGGTAGATATTCACTCATATCAGTTTCATCCATAGGGCCATCCACGAATTCTTCAAGTGCTTTCATAGCATCATATTCTTCACCAATCTCCTCATCTGAAGATGGTTCTTCACCTGATGGTTCTGCAGGTGTTTCTTCTTCTCCACCTTTATCTCCATTGTGAATTTCATCGCGATCAAATTTATCAGCAATTTCCTCTAAATCTTTGTCTTCTAACTTATCTAAATCCAAAGAAGAGATGATCATATTCAAAACCCACTTGATGTCTTTACTTTCTAATTTCTTATCTTGTTTTCTTAATTCCTCTTGTAATTTACCACAAAATTTATGGATTTGGCCCATATATTCGTATTCATCATCAGCTCCTTGTTCACCTTTATCATTACCCATATTTGCATCTGGTGCAGCATCAGCATCTGGTGCTCCACCCATATCATCAGGTGCAGGTTGTCCGCCCATATCGTCAGCAGGTGCTCCACCCATATCATCAGGGGCAGGTGCAGGTAACGCTGGTGCTTCTTCCGGTGCAGGAGGCATAGCAGCTTGAGAAGCAGCCTCATCTGTATCTTTTGATTTCTTTAAAAGATATTTTGTTTCGTTGATTAATTCTTCTTGTCCTTTAATCAATTCAAGTCTTTTAAGAGCTTCAGCATACGAAGAGAATTTGTTTTTATTCTTCATATACATTCCACCTATATAATCTAAAGAAGATTCATTTAAACCTTGTTTTACATAATATGAATCCTTTTCTTTAACAATAGCATAAACGCCACCATTTTTGGATTCTTTAACCAATTCAGCTTTAGCTGATTGTGTTTTTTTATTTGTATTATAGTAGGTTAGTTCGAGAATTCTTTTTAATTTTTCATCTCCGTTAAGTTTCTCGCTACCAAGTGGTTTTAAGTCTGACATTTTGTTTTTTTTGTTAAGTATACTTATTCTTATCCTATAAATATAAAGATATCGGGAAAAAAATAAGGTTGTTTATTGTGGTAAGGACAATTTTTTATCTACAATTTGATTTTTTAAATTTAATAACTTTTCAATTGACCCATTTCTCCTTAATAATTTGAATGTTAAGTTCTCATAAGAAAATTCACCACCTGATTCCAAACCAGATTGTCTGAATTTTTTCAATTTTTGTCTAAGGTCTTCAATTTCTTTTAAAACATCAATACCTTTAGCTGCTTTTTTAACTAATCGTTCGATATTAGATGCGAATTCATCACCTTTTTCTATGATTTTTCTGTCATCAATATTAACTTTATTTTTCTCAGGAACAACGATCCATTTGTTATGTAATATAGAATAAACACCTGAAGAAACGTGTTCTTCACTAATATCTTGAACGTAGATTTCTACATCAAATCCTTTGATGATAACATCATGTTTTTCGTTCCATATGTTTTTCTTTGCATCAAAAAATTCTTTAATCAAATCAAGATTGAATTTTGTTTCTTCGTAATCAATAAGAATATGTAAATCAACGTCCGAATTATTGGACCAATTGTAATTAGCAAGCGAACCTGTTAGAACTATATCGTGTATAAAAAATTTAACACCTAATGTTTCTATAAAATCATCAGATATCTCAAGAAGTTTTTTCCTGATTTCTGGTCGCATAATATATTCTTTATTTGATAACTCAAATATGTTATCAGACAAAGAATCTTTGGTTTTAAAAGATTTTAAGATTTTCTTATCATCTTCGTTGTCTTCAATTAGTTCTTCAAATAGACTCATTTTACTTTCTTATAATCGTGCGCTTTAGCGATGTTTTCGTTAAAGTGTTTTCCGTGGGATTCAGCCATTCTGAATTTAGTGAATTTACTCCAAGGAACTTTATTATAATCATAAATAGAGCCATTATTGAAAGTAATCGTCAATACCTCATTTTCAGTGTTATATGACGCTTCTTTAAGGTTTGTTGATTCAAAAGTTACATTGATTAGCTTACCTTCTATTTTTTCTGATAATATTGCCATAATTCTATTTTTAGATAATATACATAATAAATATCAAATAAAAAACCCTCCGTTTAGGAGGGTTCAAGTTTAATTAATTGAAATTAAACGTTCAATGGCCTTTTTTTTACTTTTTGGTAAAATCACTTCCAATACCCCATTTTCTACACTACCTGTAATATTTTTTTCATCCACATCATCAGGTACATTATAATGTCTTTTAAAAGAACTTACAAAAATAGATGCATTCTTTTCAGGACGATCATAAGAAATGGTTAAGGTACTTTCTTTGACTGTAATTTTAAGATTTTCTTTAGTTAACCCGGGTACGGCGATTTGTACACGATAATCTTCATCGTTTGTTTCGATGTTTGTCTTTTGATTATTAGTTTTTTCAAAGGAATCGTTGAAGATTCTGTCTAAATTGTTAAAGATTGGATCTTTAAATAATGTTGTTGTAATCATAGTTTAATATTTTTTCTTAATGTTTATCAAAATCTCTACCAAATTGAACATTTAGACATTTCGTCATACTTTTAGACATTTTTTAGACATTTTGGCATTATAAAAATATTTTTAAGAATATTTGTTTGTTAGTATAATTTATGTTATGTTTGCTTATAAATTAAACACATATGCCAGTAGATTACTTTGAAGAGGGTCAGCAACAGCTCAACCCTAAAAAGAACAAAAAGGGTTCAACAACCCCAATCTTAGACAACTTTTCAAGAGATTTGATAAAGATGGCTGAAGAAGGTAAAATTGACCCAATTATAGGTAGAGATGAGGAAGTTAAAAGAATTGCTCAAATTCTATCTCGTAAAAAGAAAAACAATGCCGTAATTGTGGGCGAGGCTGGTGTCGGTAAATCAGCGTTAGTTGAAAAATTAGCATTGATGATTCAAAAAGGGGATTGCCCTCCAAATCTTCTTGAAAAAAGAATAATGGCGTTAGATTTAACTTCACTTGTTGCAGGTACAAAATATCGCGGTCAATTTGAAGAAAGAATCAAAGCCATTCTAAATGAATTAGTTGAATCACCTAATGTAATTGTTTTTATAGATGAATTACATACAATGGTTGGTGCTGGAAATGCAAGTGGTTCTATGGATGCTGCAAATATCCTCAAACCCGCACTTGCGCGTGGAGAAATCCAATGTATTGGTGCCACTACGTTAGATGAATATAAAAAGAGTATTGAAAAGGATGCTGCATTAGTGAGAAGATTTCAAAAAATTATTTTGAAAGAACCTACTGCACAAGAAACTGTTCAAATTCTAAAAAATTTACAATCATCATATCAAGATTTTCACAAAGTTCTTTATGATGATAACGTAATCGAAACTATTGTAAAATTATCGTCAAGATACATTACTGATAGACAATTCCCTGATAAAGCGATCGATGTATTAGATGAATTAGGTTCAGAAAAGAGAGTAACAACTAAAACTCCTGAAAACATTGAGAAGTTGAAAAAACAAATCGATGAAATTAAAGAGACAAAGATTGCTGTTGTTAAAAGTCAAAATTATGAACAAGCAGCTAAACTTAGAGACGAAGAAAAGAAGTTGAAAGATAAATTAGATAAGGAAAAAGAAAATTGGTCTGAAAAGCAAAAAAGTAATAAAGATCAAATTACTATCGATGATGTTTATCAAATGATATCACAAATGACGGGTGTACCTATTTCTAAATTGGATTCTACTGAAACCAAAAAACTATTAGAGATGGAAAATATTCTTTCTGCTAAAGTTATTGGTCAAGATGAAGCAATTACTTCGATATCAAAAGCAATTAGAAGAAACCGTGTTGGTATTAAAGATGCAAATAAACCGATTGGTTCATTTATATTCTTGGGTTCGACTGGTGTAGGTAAAACTTATTTAGCTAAATCCCTTGCTGAAATATTATTCGGTGATTCGGAAAAAATTATTCGCATAGATATGAGCGAATATATGGATAGACATAATGTTTCTAAATTAATTGGTTCACCTCCAGGTTTTGTTGGATACGATGAAGGTGGTCAATTAACTGAAAAGGTTAAAAACAATCCATTCTCAGTAATTTTATTTGATGAAATTGAAAAGGCACATAAAGATGTTTTCAATTTATTACTTCAAATTTTAGATGAAGGGCATTTAACAGATTCATTTGGAAGAAAAGTAAACTTCACTAATTGCTTAGTTATTATGACTTCAAACATTGGTGCAAAAAAAGTTTCAGAATTTGGAGGCGGTATTGGTTTCAGTACAACTTCAAGTGAAGCTCAAAAGTATGAAGTTAGAAAATCTATAATTCAAAAAGCTTTAAAAAGCCATTTCAACCCTGAATTTTTGAATCGTATTGACGATATTATTTTGTTCAATAAATTAGATGAAATTGTATTGAAGAAAATCATTGACATTGAAATGAAAAAATTGATTATTAGATTGAAAGAAAAAAACTATATGGTTAATTTTGATTCTTCAGTAATCGATAGAATTTTTGAGTTAAATTCACAAGAAGAATTTGGTGCGAGACCTGTTAAAAGAATCATACAAAATCTATGTGAAGATTTTTTAAGTGAAGAAATTCTTAGAGGAAACATTATTGAAAATAAATCAATAACTATCAAATTTAAGGATGGTAATTTGTTAATTACCAAAAAAAGTTCATAAATAGTTGATTTTTTCTTAAAGTTATATATATTTATATATTCTTAGGTTCTCTTTGTCGATTACCTTTTCGTTTTTTAAATAGTAAGTGGGGTTGAACCCGCTGAATGACCTTAAACCCCAACAACTCGTTGGGGTTTTTTACTAATATTTGGTTAATAAGTTTTTTTTTCGTATATTTACATTTATGAAGAAAATTTTATTTATTTTGACTATCGTTGCAACAGTTGCAATGGTATCATGTGGTTCAGGGTCTACCGCAACTACAAAAACTGACTCAACTGCTGCAAAAGTAGATTCTACAAAAACTGATTCTGCAAAAGTAACAGTAGATACTACCGCTGGTGGTGCTAAAGCTGAAGCACAAGTGAAGTAAAAAATTGGGCCAGTTTTACTGGCCCTTTTTATTTAAATTAATTTTTATGGAAAAAGAATTTATAGGAGATTTAATTCTATTACGTGGTATTCCTGGATCTGGTAAATCAACATTAGCTGAAATAATATTAGATACCCCACAAAATTCAAAATCACACATTTTATCTGCCGATGATTTTTTCACTGATGATGACGGGAATTACAATTTCGATGCAAGTAAGTTAAAAGTAGCACATAACAATTGCCAATTTAGATGTTATGAAAAAATGAGGCAAGGAATAAAAAGGATTGTTATTGCAAATACATTCACTCAAGAATGGGAAATGAAAGAATATTTTGAATTGGCCGAAAGATACAATTATCGTGTTCATACTGTCATTGTTGAAAATAGACATGGTAGCGAAAACGTTCATAATGTACCAGAAGATAAACTCCTAAAAATGAAGGAGCGTTTTGAAATTAAGTTATGAAATGAGTCAATTCATTAAATCTTATTTTACAACAATACCACAAAAAAATACAAAAATGAAATTTCATTCAATCATACATAGAAACCAATGGGCAGTTTATCCATTACCTTTTGTTTATTTATATTTTGAAACTTGTCAACCCGATTCTCACGTTTCTTTTTGGAAGAACAAAATATGTGGAGTATATTTGTCCTTTAATTGGTTGAAACATACTTACAACATCGGAATCCACAAAACAATAAACTAATGTTATTTTTTTTCAATTTTGAAAATATTTATTATTATGATAAATACAAGAAAAAAAAATGGTCAGATTAGTCAAATCTATTCATATGATTTTAGTTTTTTTGAAAAAAAAGAAAAGGAATTTTTTTATTTTTTAGGTTTAATGGCTTCTGATGGTAATGTTAAAAACGATAGAACAATATCATTATCTCAAAGTGGAGAAGAGGGGTTTAAATTATTAAAAAATATTTTAAACAAAATAAAATCAAACCATAAAATTACTAAATATAATAATTCCAATACCATTACTATAACAGATAAAAAAATTGTAAAAATATTAGAACAATATAATATTAAACCAAATAAAACATTAACATATAAATTACCAAAATTAAATAAAAACGAATTAAAGTATTTTTTACAAGGGTATATTGATGGTGATGGATCCATTGGTACATACAATAATGGTAATGGTGTTTTTTATTTAACAATTAATTTAGTTGGGACAAAGGAATTTATTGAGGATTTAAACAATTTAATACCAATTAAAGGAAATATTAGAAAAGTAAAACAATGTAAAAATCTTAATGAATTAAGATTTTATGGAAAAAAAGCTGTAGATTTTGGTTTTTATTTATATGATGACATTTGTTTTAATCATTATAAGTTATATAATTTTAATAAATTTATTGATAATAATGATTACGGTAAAAAATATAAAAAATATTATAACGTAAAAGATATAATAATAGAAAAATTAAAAGGTGGGGAAAAAGTTATAACTTTATCCAATGAATATGATATACCATATAAAACAATATACACATGGAAAATGAGAAATTAGATATCGGGATTCTTAATGAAATGTATGAAAAAGGTTTATTACATAAACAATTTCACCCAACGTATCCTTTGATAATATGGAATTATTCGCCACTTGTGCAGTATGAAAAACTTTGGACCCCATTGTTAATGATGTGCCGTGGTTTAGTAACTGACTTTGACGGTAATATTAAAGCACGAAGTTTTCCCAAATTTTTTAATTACGAAGAACATAAACCAGAAGATATTCCAAATGAAGATTATGTTGTCTATGAAAAGATGGACGGATCATTAGGTATTCTTTTTAATTATGAAAATGAGTGGATAATGACAACTCGTGGTTCATTCACATCACCGCAAGCAATTAAAGGAAAAGAGTTGTTGGGAAAATACCCGTTAGATAAATTAAATAAAAATAATACGTATTTATTTGAAATTATTTATTAGATTTATCCATAAAATAGTGTTGTTTTTAATTATATTTGATATTTATATATAAAGAAACAGATATGAATTATGAGGCGTTTGTATATGAATGGTATAATTTGACTAATGGTAAATCATATATTGGTTATCATAAAGGAAATATAAATGATGGGTATATTTCATCATCACATAATCAAGATTTTTGGAATGATTTTAACAATCCAAAAATGAAGTGGGAAAGAAAAATCGTAGCTGAAGGAACAAAAGAGGTGTGCTTACAAATTGAACAAAGGTTATTAAAAGAAATTGATTTAAGAAATAATAAGTACTATAATAATGCAAGAGGTTCTGAAATAATTTTCACAAAAGATGTTTTAAATAAAATGTCGAACTCTCATAAAAAAAGATGGGAAATTATGAGTGATGAGAAAAAAATAGAACGTGCAAAAAAAATATCGGAATCAAAAAAAGGTATTCCTTGTAGTGAAGAAACAAAAAAGAAATTAAGTGAATTATTAAAAGGTAAAACATTTATTGAACGATATGGTAAAGATAAAGCAAAAGAAATTGGAAATAAAATTAGTGAGATAAACACCGGAAAACATTATCATAGTGAAGAACATAAACAAAATCTACGAAAAAAATTAATAGGTAATAGTTACGGAAAAAATCAAACTGAAGAAACCAAAGATAAAAAACGAATTAGGATGTCTCAACTTAATTTAGGTAAAACCTTATCCAATGAAACAAGAAAAAAAATAAGTGAAAATAAAAAAGGAATACCATCCTTAAAAAAAGGTGTTCCAAGAAAAAAAGTAACTTGCCCATATTGTAATAAAGAAGGCGGTGAAGGTTTAATGCACCGATGGCATTTTGAAAATTGTAAAAATAAATAACCTATGAAAACAGCAATGCAAGAATTAATTGATGATATTGGAAAATATATTAAAGTTGACTGGCCTATGAATAAGTCAATTAGAAATTCAATTAATAAAGGACTTGAAAAAGAAAAAGAGCAGATAATAGAAGCACATAAAATAGGTTGGGAAGATTGTCAGGAATATATAAAGACCATTGGTCAAACTACAAGAAAAGGTAAAAAATACTACAACCAAACCTATAACCAAAACAAATAATAACTATGGGAGGACAAAATAGAATAGTTGTAGATTACGGAGATTACGAAGGATTAGTGCTTTTGGGTGCATTTGACACTAAATCAGGTGTTGAGATTAGTAAAACCGAATTAGAAAAACTTGATGGATTTGAAATTGTTACAACATATAAAACTTGGGGTGAAAGTTACGATTTACTTAAAGAAGAAATATCTAAAGACAAAGAAGGTTATGTAATTCGTTTCAAAAATGGTTTCCGTATGAAAATTAAAGGAGAAGAATATAAACGTCTCCATAAAATTTTAACAAATTTTTCTTCTAAAGATATTTGGGAACTAATGAAAGATGGAAAACCATTGGATGAATTTTTAGATAGAGTACCTGATGAATTTTATAAGTGGGTTAAACAACAAATAAGTTCATTTGAGTACGCTAAATATAATATCAGAGAACATTGTGGTAAAATTCATGATTATTTTAGATATGGAAAATATAACGATGTTGATCCTGAACCAACTAAAAAAGAATTTGCATTACATTTAGAACGATGTAATGTTGAACCATATTATAGACCAATTTTATTTGCAATGTGGGATAGAAAACCATACGAACATATTATTTGGAAAATAATGAAACCTAAATACGAAAAACCATTTAAAAAAGATGAAAATTGAAAAAATGAGATTATACCTTGATGATGTAAGAACGCCAAAAAATGATGAATGGATTGTAGTTAGAAATTATGATGATTTTGTTGCTACAATAAAATTAAAAAGTTTAGAAAACTTTGAAGTCATATCTTTAGATCATGATTTAGGTGACGAAGCTATGACTGAATACTATAATAATGTAAAAGAAAATTATACTTTAGATTATAATAATATTCACAAAGAAAAAACAGGATATGATGCTGCTAAATTTTTAGTAGCTGAAAGTATGAATAGAAAAGTGCCTTTACCACAAATTTATGTTCATTCTGCTAATCCTATAGGTAGTGCAAATATGATGGGATACATAAACAATTATTTGATGAATTGCGGTAGACCACAAACTTGTATTAGAGTTCAAATAGAACACACAATAGAAGAACATATTCAGATGTCTTCCGAAGCAAGAGAAGCTAGATGGAAAAAACCAAATCAATAAAATTACTTAAACCCAACATATGAAAAAAACAAGAAAAACCATCAGTGCATACAAGAAATTACATATCAAAGGAATCTATCAAGATTTTACAGATTTTTATGATATTAATAAAAATAAAATATATAATGCAATGTTCGATGTGTTTGAAGGATTTAGAACCACAACTGAAAATGATTTGACCCTTTATATTTCGGCCATAATCAAAGGTTTGGAATGGGATACTGTATTTAAATTCAACAGAAAAGAGGTTTCAGTTCTGATGAGAGACATATTACCATATTTTGAATCTATCGAAAATTATGAAAAATGTGCGGAAATAAAAAATCTTTATTTAGAATTGACTAATGAAAAAGAAATGAGTATACTTTAATTGTATCTGGAGAGGTACATTTATTTTTTGTCATATCCCTGATGTTTTCACACCAGGGATTTTTTTATAATACAACTCTTGATCCAATTAAGAAGTTGGAAAGATATTGTGTTTTTGGTGTGGTGCTCCCTTGTAATTTATAATTAAAACTAAATCCGAATCTCTTGCTTATTTTATAATCGGCAGAAGTACCGATTAGAAATCCCATTTGTCTATTAACTGTTGATTCACCTGTGACGCTATTCCAAGCCAATGGTGAGAACATTGTGAATATTTGAGGGGATAATGTCAATCTCCTATTATATTGATAAGGCTTGGTCCAAAATGCAACTAATGATGTTGAACTACTATAATCAAATCTATTACCATTAGCTAAAAATAAATTAATCAAACCCACGTTGTAACCATATGTTCCATATTTCATAGTTGGCTTTATCCAAGTATAACCTAATAAATTCATATAGTTACCATTTAAATAAGCGAATGACGATGAATATGAGCTTATATTACTTAATTTACCGTTTTCAAAATTCATTCTTGTGTAACCACCACTCACAACAAATTGTTTAAGATTTGTATAAATCATTGATGTTGCATTCCAACTTTGGTCTCCCATCAATGATGATTTACTCACACCAACTGTCATAGCTGCTGTATAAGTTTTGTCATTCCCTTGAACTGTTGTCAAATCTGAAGCTAACAATAGAGGGTTCATAGCATTTTGTTCTTTTTTCTTTTTTTTCTCTTCTTCCTTTTTCTTTTTTTCTTCTTCTTTCTTTTTTTGTTGTTCTTGTTTCTTTTCATCGGATTTTTTACTATCTGAAGATTTTGAATCACTTTTACTATCTGAAGATTTTGAATCGGATGATGATTTACTATCAGATGAAGACGATGAACTTGATGATTTACTATCTGAACTATTGGATGAAGAACTTGATGAGTTACTAGACGAACTTGAAGAACTACTTTGAGAAGATGATGATTGAGGTGGTGTGTCTCCTCCACCTGAGGATTGAGTACTTCCGCCACTGTTTCCTTGATCTCCTGAAGATTGTGAACTTCCTCCTGTTGAAGCACTAGTTGAAGCTCCGCTTGATGCACTTGAAGAAGCTCCTGACGCTGCCCCACTTGCTGAGGAAGAAGCTGCACTACTTGCTGATGATGAGGCACTACTACTTGCTGAAGAGGCAGCTGCGCTTGCTGCTGAACTGGCTGCAGAACTGGCCGCTTGAGATGCCGCTTGAGAAACTGTTGATGTAATAACCTGTGTAGTTGTTTGACTTACAGGACAAGCCATAGTTTGATAAGTCGCATAGGTTGTCATCAACCAAGCCTGTAATTGTCCTGTTTGTACTTGAAGAGGTGTGAAAGTTTGTATTTGATTGTAAAATGAAACAACAGCATTACCATTAACGTATGTTGTAGTGGCTTTTACAGTTTGTCCTGTACACTTATCCCTAAACGTTTGGGTATAAGTTTGCCCTTGTACCTTACCACATAATATGAATATAAGTACAATGGTTAGGAGAGATAACCATTTTTTTGTCATAATTATAAATATACCTTATACCTATTAATCCTTAGTTAATAGATGATCCACCACTACATATGTATGTCTTATGAATATCAAAATTAATGCTCCCATCAAAACATAGAGAGATTGCATTTGATAATTGAAATACACATATCCTACCCCGAAAAATCCTAATATTACTAATATTGTGACTAATACTGTTTTTAATTTATTTTTTGTCATATTTTATCCTTTGTAAATACCTTTTTTTATCATCCTACCTAATATTCTGGCACAAGCAATATCCAAAGCTTTTTTAGTTGCAATACTAATTGTTGATTGGTTGAATTTAACTGGATCAACAGTAGCATCACTCATAAAAGTCAATTCTCTTGTTGTTTTTGCTTCACCTAATCCCGATGCTGCTATTATTTCGCCCGTTTCCGCGTCTGTGAATCTAACTTGTAAACCTATACGTGTAACAACCATATTTTTTACACCATTTTTAAGATTTACTTCCTCATCATCTGATACAGAATAGTCATAACATTCTATTTCAACAAAATAATGAGCTAAACGTATTTTACCACGTCCGTCTAATTTATCTTGTGAAATTCCAGCTTGAGAAGCTTGGAATTGTTTAACCATACGGTTTTTTATTTCTGTTTTATCCTCGGTAAATGTGAAACGGTTTAAGTTTTCCAAGTACTCCAAAGTGATATTAGCTACCCCTAAGCCAACTCTCTTTTCTTTTAATTCAGGATATTGTTCATACATTTCATCACTAATTCCACACTTCAAAATTTGAATTGGGATAGTCGGACCATTATAATCCATATATTGAGATATATCTGTTTTTGTTTCAAACGATGCTTTATATTGTTCTGTAGATGTTTTTCCGATAGTTTGTGAACTACCTTCAAACACTAAAAAAAACATAATTATCGTTAAAATTATAAATTTTACTTTTTTCATTGTCCTTCTCTTATTTTATTACAATTAATGCATTTTTCCATTATTGCGTAATCACTTGTCATTTTACAGTCATCACAATCTATCCAATCGTGAATTCCCAAAAAACAACAAATTTTGATAATAATCTTAATCATTTGATTTAATTTAAAAAGGGGGAACTATGTCCCCCCAATTAATATTATTCTGCCGATGCAGGTTCTGCTGGTGGCGGTGGGGGAGGTGTTGTTGAAGTAGGATCTGGAGCGCCTTTCTTTGTAAATTTATCCAAAGTATCTGCACCCATACCGATTGCTGTAATTACCATTACCGCATTTACCAATTCAGGAGATGGTGCGAAATCTTTACTGGAAAAACTGTTTGCTAACATTGTTCCACATAAAAATAGAGCACCCACAAATGCGATTACCGGTTTTACGGAAATTGTTCCTCTTTCGTCTTTGAAAAGGTCAATTAACCATTCTTTAAATGTCATAATCTGTGTTTTTATTTTTTTTTGTTTATTACCATTGTGCCGGTTTTTCTTTAAACTCATCACCTTCTTTCTTTTTAGGTTTAGGAGCTTCAGAATTGTCAGCTTTTTTAAGGTCTTTTTGTGATGGTGATGATTCTTTAATGATTACAGTTTTATTACCTGCAGCTTGTTGCTGAGCAGGAATGTTAACATTAATGGTTGGTTGTGATGTAGGAGCCGATTTATCGTCCTTTTTAGGTCCATTCAAATAGGAAGTTAAAAAAGTACCGCCCGCTACCGCTACGGTGCCAATTGTACCAATTATTGTCTTTTTCAGTCCACTCATTGTGCCGTCGTTATGTTTCTCATTTTTGGCCATTGCTTGGTCTTCGGTTAATTTACTTTTTGCCATATTAATTCTTTTATTATAATTATCTTACATTTTATTAAAATCGGTAATAGCTAATAGATTTCCTGAACTATCGTAAACTGCGATTCTATATGCTGAAGATGGAAAAGCAGATGTGTACAAGGTTAAAATATTATCACCTGCAGCCACATTAGCGGTTGATTTAGATACAATTCTATTTGTAATATCTAAAATTTTTATTGTAACAGTTTGTGCTGAACTTGTTTTAATGTTCATTGAAACTTCGGATGTAACAAATGTTGTGGCTAATTTAACCCCAATTGTACTGTTTATTGATAAACCTTGAGGAACTACTTGTTGTGGAGTAACGATATCGTGTTTAGAACAACCCACCAAGAATGTTAACCCTAAAATTAATGTGATAATTTTTTTCATTTTTTGTCTTTTATTTTATTATTATTTTAGTTTTTCCTATTTGTGTATTGGTTGAGTCGGCCAATATCAAATATAAATATGTAAACGGAATTGATTTAGTATAAATTGATAAAGTGTTAACACCTGATTTACCAATAAATTTTTCTCTTGTAACGACGTTAGTTCCTAATGTATCCATCATTGTCAACGTATATGTGCCTAAATTTATTAATTTAAACGATATAATACCAGCATTAGATACGCTATTTTGTGATTGTGTGAAAATGTCAGAAATGACAGGAGCGGTAGGTGTTACTACAGTTTTTTTGCAGGATAATATAAAAACAATACAACAAGATATTATAATTTTAATAATTTTCATTAATTTATTGTTATTTTTAATTGTGTTCCTGATTGATTAACAGCATCAATTGGTGTTATGGATATTAATCCCAAAACATTATTAAGTTTAATGTTTGATGTGAATACTAATTTATATACTGTAGTATTATTTAAATTTGAAGAGCCGTCTGTTATTAACGAACCCAAATCTATATAGTTTGTTTTGTTAGTTGCAAAATTTGTTGAATTACCAATAGTATTGAATTGTGTTCTTTGATATTGTAAAATACTATTATCATAATTAATTTGATACTGTACTCCGACAACTTGTTGTTGTAGTGGGTTTAAAGTTATTGTTACATAAACACTATCTCCAATCAATTGGGTTATGATCGATGATTGAATTTGATTTGATGGCGCAAGTGAAAAAGATTTAATAGTGTTATCAATACTGAATGTTGCAACACCTGCAGTTTGTGATATTGAATGCGACATATTAACGTCACCTAACCAAGCAACTGATACGTTAAAAGTATCGGTGACTTTTGTATCGTTCAAATTGATTGGATAAATGTAACTTGAAGCATTACTATAAAGCTGCCAATTATTATGATTTATTCCATCATATGTACTTTTATCAATTGTTTTAATAATATTTGGTAAAGTAACGGTTGTTAATAAAGACTGCTTTCCTGTCAAATTTGCTAATAATAAATAACAGTCCGCTTCATTAAATTGGCCATCTAAATTAACATCTGCATTAAGATATTGAATACCTGATGTAAAATAGGTGCCTAAAGTATTTCCGAATAATCCTTGGTTAGAATATTCTTGAAAAGCAAGATAGACATCTGATACTGTAACGATACTATTATATAATGTAGTTAAATTACTTGATGTTGATAATTCGACAGCTTGTGGTTTATATGCCATTAAATTATTGAAAGCTATTGTACAAGAAAATGCGTAGTTATTATAACCTGCGTTTCTTATATTCGAATTATATGAAGATGTTCCATTCGTAACCATTGGTAATGTTGATGGGACAATATATTGAGCCCAAGTACCGTCGTTACTTGTAAATGTTACAGGACCGCTGTATATGTCTAATATAGAAACATTTGTAATGCTACTTGGTGTAACATTTCCAAATTGTCTCATATCAACATAAAGTGTTGTAACACCATTAAAAATATTAACATAACTCCATTCTACTTGACCTGCAGTTACTGTTATATTTTCACCTGAAGTAATTTTAGTACTGTCTAAACTATTGGTAATATTAGCTGAACCATTTGAACCTAATGATGTTGCAGTATTCATTGAGTTGATTGCCCAAGTGTTACTATTATTTGTGTAAACATTAGCTGAGAAATTTGAAGGTGTTATTGCATTGTTGAAATTATAATTTATCACCGCTTTTTTTGTAGGCGTTGCAACAACGGAATAACATTCATCTGACTGCAAAGTATATGTTGATTGTGAAGGTCTTTTCCATACAACAGAAATACCCCATCCACCTCCAACTTGTTGGAATCTTGCCATTAGAGTGTAAACTTGACCTGCAACTAAATTTATAGAACCAATATGATAACCTCCAAAACCGTGCGGTCCGTAATATGACGTAACAACTGTTCCATTGATTGAAAAATCTACACCATCATCACCGTCTACACTAAAATAATAAGTTCCTGTTTCTTTAGGTATAAAAAACCCTGTTGTTTTTATACCAAAATATGAACCACCATTCGGGACTGTGGCCATAAAACTTCCATTATAATTTAACGTTGCTGATGCTGTTCCAATTCCTGTATGATAAATTGTGGTACCATTTGCTGTGTTAAACATATTATTAAAATCTGTAGAACTATTAGCATAAGAACCATATCCACCATTGTAGGATATTTCATTATAAATCGTATAATTCAAATAACCCACTCCGTTTTGGGAGTAGGTTATCGAAAAAATTAATAAGAATAAAACTGTTAAAAGTTTTCTCATTATTCTACTATTAGATTGACTTTGTTTCCGTTTCCATCTACAGCATCAGATAATACAGTAAAAAATAAACCCGTTGCGTCTGTCAAAGGTGTATTTGTTGTGAACGTTAAAGTATATGCTACGCCTGGTTTGATTCTTGCTGTTTTGATTTGATCGATTGAACCAAATGTTAATCTATTGCCATTGATAGTTGAGAAATTTGTTATTGTACTACCTGCATCAAAATTCACATTTTGTAATGTTAATTTAGAATTGTCATATTGTAAAATTACTTCCAAACCTGCTAAATTCGATGCCGTTAAAGTTCCTGTTAATATTACATTACCATTGACAACTGTTGATGACAAACTCAAAGTATCATTATAACTTACAGAAGCAAGTCCCCCTGGTGTAGAACCTTGAGTTACATCGAAAGCTGCAATTGTTCCTGTACCAACTGATGGTGTCTTAACTGATAAACCTGTAACTGATCCAGGAATTAATGATGGGTCTGTTGAATGTGAAAAATTCAAATCACCACCATAAGCATACGCCAATGTATCAACTTGAGCAACGGAGTCAATTATGAATGTATGATCCATTGTTAAACCCGCAGCCCAATTTTTATATTTACCGGAAAAGAAACTCATAGTATTTGCGGTAGAGGTTGGTATGTTTGTCTTTGATGACATATCAATTCCCATCACATAAGAGAACAAATAATAAGCATCGTTATTATCAAATGTGGTATCTGATTTTGAAACATTACCTATCATTTTTTGTAAAGTAGGATATGTGAAATAATTCGAAGTACCTGTAAGTCCAACTTCGGAAACCCCTAAAAAAGCTTTATATGCGTCTGACACTGTTACTATATTATCTAAATAAGATAAATGAAACGACGGTGTAACATATGCGGCAAATTTTTGTCCAACTTTTAAACCTGTAAATGTTGCAATACCTTGTGCATTGAATTTTGTTTGAGCGATTGGAGGAACACTCCAATTTGTTGTACCATCAGCGTTAAGGTTCATCAACTGAGCATTCAAATGTGTAATTGTTGTGTCGCCTAAAGGAAACGCAATCATTATTTTGTAAGCTGATGAATTACCTAAAATATTACTTGAAGGTATTGTTAAATCCAAAACATTGGAGTTGATTGTTGTTATATTACTACCATTAACATCAATACCATACGACATATCCAATTTATGTATATTATTATAATTGTTTTGGTCTAATAAAATAAATTTTTGAGTTGCAATCACACCATTTATGGCAGCATCTGTTCTTTGAACAGTTAATTGTCCCACATTCCAACTGTTATTTGAAACATAATTCCAAGGTGTTGTATGATATTGATTATATAAATCACCAACATTAAAATTAGGATTTGAATTAAATTGATAGTTACTCCAACTTGTATAATAAGTCTGAGAAGACGTACCCTGTGAGAAAACTGTGCTGTTCGGAACAAATTGTAAAGCTTGGTTATTATATTGATATCTTAACCAAAAATAACGAGGATTTGTACTTGTATTAGTTACAGTATATGTCATTGTTAAAGTATCACCAACGTGATATGGTGGTTGTTGAACAATGGCTTGATTAATTGAAATACTTTGAGCATTTAAGCTAAATGCAGTAGCTAAGGACAATATTATTGTCCCTAAGGTGGAGAGTATTTTTTTCATTTTATTTTTTGTCTTTTTTATTTTTATTTTTGTTTTTCTATTTCTTTAACAAGCGATTCACACGCTTTCTTTATTGCATTACTCAAACTTTGTTGATTGAATTTACCACCTTCATCAATAGCTAAAGTTGACATAGATATTTCATCTGAAGAAGCTTCTACGATTATATCTTTACCCTTTTTACCATTTTTTATTACATTACCCTTCATACGAACAACCACTTCTTCATCGTTTTTGTGAAAAACTGATATATTTTTTTTGGTTGTTAATACATCTAAAAATATAATTTCGACTTGAAGTTTGTTAGGGGCTGATGGTGAAAGATTGTAACCCTTTTCTTGTAAAAATTCTTCCAAGATGTTTTTCACTCCAAAAGCTAAATTTCTATTTCCCGCTAATTTTCCAATAACAACCTTATTTGTTACGCTTTCCACAAACATTTGTTCGTCTGCATTATACCAAATGTTATTTGGATCGTTTTTGAATGTACCATCAAATTTCCATTCAAATTGGTTAGCCATATTCTGTAAAGCCGTTTCATTACCTGTAGCTTCTAAAAATACAGTATAAAATATTAAACCAAGAGCAAATATTAACCAAGCTCCGAATAAAATCAAAAATCCATAGACGAATTTTTCTTTCAAATTAGACGTTAGTGCGATTATCTTTTCCATAAAATTGAGTTGAGTGGCCTCTGAGGGGCATAAATTAGATTATATCCAAAAGAGGTACATTTATTTTGTCATTTATAAATATAACCAGTTGGGGTTGCGGGTCGTTAAATAATTAAAAAACTTTTTTTGGTGGTTTAATTAGAATATTCTAATTTTACATTTCAAATAACTAGAATATGCAAAAATTAGTCTTTTCAGTGTTAGTTTTAACCTTGTTTTCTTGTAGAAAAACCGATGATTTTACCCATATCGGTACCACTACAACAAATACCGCTATAGTAGCTACTGCTGTAGATACTGTTTTTTATGGTTACAAAGTAGCACCAAATGCTCGTCAGTTAGGTAGCAGTTATTGGCAAAATACACAAGTTTTACCTGATATTATGGTTGATATATTCCAAAAAGGAATAACTCAAGGGAATAATGGATTAAGTTGTTTATCAGCATTCACCACCCAATTAGCTTTAGGTGATTTCAATAATGATGGTTATATTGATGTGTTCAATGCAGGTTCAGCTTACAATGGTATTCAATCAAACCTATCTTTTTTAATTTGGGACACCGCTTCTAAGACATTTAAAGAGCAAAATTTAATTAACGATAAAACTAATTTTATTGGTGGACCAATTAAAGTTGTACCTGTTTATTTAAATGGTGACAATTATGTTGATTTAGTTATTTTTGGTCATCACGACGAAGGGGATTCAAATTCACCTTTGGAACCAATTACTTTAGTGATTAGTGACGGTAAAGGTGGATATGATTTGACGAAATTAGACGGTTTAATCCAACCTGATTTATTACATTTCACAATAGAAGGTGGTGATGTTGGTGATTTGAATGAAGATGGAATACCAGATTTGTTGGTAACTTGTAATTCACATACATACATATTTTGGGGTATACCCTCATATCCATATTTCACAAATAACGGATTTGCAGATTTTGCTTCTGACACAAAAAACTTTCATCCCGATAATGGTTTTGGTGAGGTGGTTACAGCAGCTGCAGGGGCAGCTTATGGAGGTCGCATTATGGACGTAAACAATGACGGAAAAAATGATTTAGTGATTTGTTTCGGTGAAGACAAAACAAATAACGTGCAACAAAAAATATTACTAAATCAAGGTAAAGGAAGATTTAATGACCAAAATGTTGACACTTTACCTTATTATTCCGCAACTAATGTTGTTCAAATTGATTATATAGTAGATGATTTAAACGGAGATGGTTTAAAAGACTTAATAGCTTTGAATACGGTTAATTATTCAACTTGGAATATTGTTGTTTATATTCAACAATCAAATGGTTCATTTAATATTGATAATTCTTGGATAATTAACGATCCAAATTTAACTAAAACAAGTTGGAGAGGTAAATTAGTATATTATGATTTCAATAATGATGGAAAAAAAGATATAGGTTATATTGACGCAGGAGTTACACAATATAATACACCAAATAATTTACTATATAATAAAACAATCTTTTTGAGAACAGGAAATAGTTTTGTTGAGAAGAATTACTATCAATATGATAACTATACAAATAAATTGAGAACAACGTATTTTAAGGGAAATTAAAAATTTTTTCTTATTTGTGCTAAAAAAGAAAATCTAATAAAATCACCATCAACTTTTTGTACACGATGTCTTACGTTATTTTTAACAACCTCAAATATTGAAAATTTACCTAAAACAGGATCAACAAAATCAATTATTTCTTCATTTGAGTGTGAATCTTTTAATATTTCTAATCTACCAGTATTATTATAATTTGATGGGTCTGAAAAATAAATTATTATGACAAATTCACCTACGTGTCCATCAGTATGTGCATTTTGGTAACATCCGTTATCATACATTTGGATGCCACTATTCGTTTTAATATCACCATTCTTAAATTTTTCTTCAGTGTAGTCTGAATGAATTTTATGAAAAAATTTTGAAACAACATCTTGAAAATAATCAATACAATATTTTGTTTCATTAGATACAAGTAAATTATGTGAAGAATTACAAGCGGTAACTTGAGGATTATTTTCCAAATAATTTATTCTATCTTGTTTTTCTGAGTAGGGAATTTTATGTGGCATCTTATCATCAATAACATTAAAATAATCAAAATACTTCAATCTATCTTTTTCAAATGAATAAACCGCATTGGATATTTCGATAAATTCTTCCATATTAACATCTGATTCAGATAAATTACCGAAATAGTATCCCTTCTCATATAAACTATCATATTGTGACATAAAAAAAACTTTTTTATAAATATTTTGATATTTTCTTGTTTTTTCAAATACTTATTAGTATCTTTGTAAAACAAATGAGATGGACGTATTGGGATTGTACTAGTACACATTTCATTCAAACAAAGAAAACAAAACTAAAAATAACTTCGATGAAACAATTAAAACATACAATGTCGTTTACAATCTGTTCAATTTGGGCGGATGAGCGCGCTATGCACAATAGTCTCGGAGATTGGAATACGATTTAACTAAAGTTAAATTACGATATTAAGAAACCCTGAGACTTCAAAAATCTCGGGGTTTTTTGTTTTACAGTAGTTTTGGTAAAATATAATAACATTATAATTTGCCAAATGAGGTAAAAAATATGTGATTTGGAAAAATATAAATGGGCCGGATGTCAATGGCAGACCACCTGATTTGCAATCAGAGTGAAAGGGTTCGATTCCCTACGTGTCCACATATTCTTAGGTAGCTCAGTTGGTTAGAGCGTCATCCTGATACGGTGAATGTCGATGGTTCGAATCCATCAGGGGGAACAAAAATATGGGTGTGGTGTAACGGTAACATAATAGTCTCCAAAACTACAGACTGGGGGTTCGATTCCCTCCACCCGTGCTAATAATATGTAAAGTAAAATATTCACAATATGGAAAATAATGTGTTAAACCGATTGGTACCAAGATTGAAAAAGATTGGAATAGATATTGAAATGTCAGGAAATGTTCCTTGGATATATCTTGAAAAGGTAAATGGTAATAGAATAAAGAAAGAAGATTACTTTTGCGGTAACCACGGATTCACTATTGCATTTTACCCAATCAAACCAGATCAGAAAATGGAATTAACTGACATAAAAAGAGTATTTGAAATTATAAGAAAATATAAGTAACTATGAAAAAACAATTTGATATGCATTAGGTAAACCTAATGACATGAAAGCAAAAAGAAAAAATGGTAAAGTTGCCAAATCAACTACTCATAACAAAGAGTATAATATTATCACGGCACCTGACAAATACGAAGGTGATTGGGATTATGGTTGGAATTTTCATCACGGAAATTTACCAAACCATAATTGGAGAGAATTCAGAACGTGGAAACACAACAGAAAGACTCAATGGAAGTAAAATAGGTTTTATGGTGTAATGGTGAGCACCCAGATCTACGGAATCTGAAGTTATAGTTCGAATCTATATAAAACCTCAAAATAAAAGTTATGAAATACATTTTTAGAGGAAATATAATTTTTGAATATAAACCTGACGCAAAATTTGATAAAGTTGTTCAGGGGAAAATTCATAATGTGATACCAGCATTTGATTTTTGTAGTATGATTGATGAGGATTACAAATTATTAGGTGAGTTCTTCGATAAAGTGTATAGACATACACAAGGTGAAGATATTGTGTTGGAAGATATTGTTGTAAATTAGACGATGTGGCCGAATGGTTGAAAGCACTGGTCTGCAAAACCAGAAAATTTTTATTTCATTGTGAGTTCGAATCTCACCATCGTCTCCATTAGGTTCAAGAACGGTATTTTTCTCATTTTGTGATATTTATATAATATGAAATGGAATAAAATAAAAATAGAAAAATTAGAATGTTTAATAAATAAAAACAAAAGACCAGATGAAATTATTAAAGAACTTGGCGTAACTAAAAAGGCCCTATCATTAAAAATGAATAGACTCGGATTAAAAATAAAATATAAAAATGTAATAAAATGTGTTAATTGTGGAAATGAATTTGAAAATTATTCAAATATTAATTCTAAATTTTGTTCAAATTCCTGTTCTGCAAAACACACAAATAAAAATAGAAAATTAACTGACGAAACAAAACAAAAAATAAAAAATTCATTAATGGGTTTTTTTAACAATAAACCAAAAAAAGAAAAACCAATAAAAAAATGTAAAATTTGTTCAAACGATGTAAAAGAAAAATACAAATACATTTGTGAATCTTGTAAAATTGAATACTATCAATATTATAGGGTGGAATCTAAGTTTGATTTTAATGTTTATGAATATCCAAATAAATTTGATTTAGATTTAATAAAAAAATATGGGTGGTATTCAGCTTCAAATAGAGGTAATAATTTGAATGGTGTTAGTAGAGATCATATGTTTTCAGTAAAAGATGGATTTAAATTAAAAATATCGCCTGATATAATGAAACATCCCGCAAATTGTAAATTGATGATACATAAGGATAATAATTTAAAAAAAACAAATTCAACAATAACAATTGATGAACTTTTGGAAAGAATTAAAAATTGGTAAAATGGTGTTTTAAGCTTTAAGGTGAAGCACGAGTTTGTGGAGCTCGGGAAGTCGGATCGTTACCGACATTACACCCATATTGCGGGTTAGAGTAGAGGTCAAACTCAGCGGTCTCATAAGCCGACGCTAGTAATATAGCACGTCAGGTTCGAATCCTGCACCCGCAACTATTTAAAATTATGAAAAATGAAATTTCATTATCAATACTAACTGCAACGATTGTAGAAAGAAATGAATCGTTTAATAGGATTTATAATGAATTAAAAAAACAATGTGAACCTTACAAGGAACAAATTGAAATTTTGGTTTTATCAGATAATAGAGAGTTGAGCATTGGTGAAAAAAGGAATATATTATCTCAAAATTCAAAAGGAAAATATATTGTTTATTGGGATGATGATGATTGGATTTGTGAAAATGGAATAGAATTGATAATGAACGGAATTAATAAAAATGTTGATTGTATAACGTATAAAATTCTTAATGTAAGTGAAACCGAAACATGGGAGACGGACTTTAGTATAAAATATAAAAGGACGGGATGGATAAAAGATGATGAGAAAATTAAATGTGTTTCGAATCCAAATTATAGAATGGTAATAAAAAAGGAAATAATGAGTAAAATTCCAATTGACACAGAAAGAATGATTGGTGATGACGGTGGACATATGTTTAAAGTACAAAAACATTTGAAAAGCGAATATCATATTGATGAGTGGGTTTATCAATATAATATTTCACATAATTCTTCATATAATCTTAATCGTTTTTTGGGAAAAGACTATAAAAAAACAATATTTTAAAAAAAGATGACATTAAAAAAATAAAAAACGACAAATATAACATAGAAGATTCGCTTAGCTGGTTTTAAAGCGCTTGTTTTACACACAAGAGATCATTGGTTCGAATCCAATATCTTCTACAAA